ATGGCAGCGCAAAGAGGGAAAGAATCCCAATGGTGGCTTAAACGCCAAAGGGAGAGCCTCTGCCAAAGCGCAAGGTATGAACTTGAAAGCTCCCCAGCCGGAAGGCGGAAGTCGGAAAAAGTCATTCTGCGCCCGTATGTCAGGCATGAAAAAAAAGTTAACATCCGCGAAAACAGCAAATGACCCGAATAGCCGCATCAATAAATCTTTGAGGGCGTGGAAATGTTAGACCATAACGAAGTCACTAAACACGCGGTCGATGCGTTATCCGTTGTAACAGTCATTGGTACACTAATGGAAACATTACCAGCCATCGCGGCGTTGTTTACTATCATCTGGACTGGCATTCGTATATACGAAACCAAGACGGTACAGCGTTGGATGAAAGGTAAAGGGGAATAATTATGGCTGGTTTGGGCTATAACAGTGGCTTTAGTAAAGGTAGAGGCGCTCCTCTTTCAAAACCAGCTTCGGCTCCGGCTGCTGTAGCTAAGCCGCCCGCGCCTGCGGCTCCGGCTCCTCCTCCAACTCCTGCTGCTCCTGCGCAGCAGCCTGTATCGCAAGCTAATCAAACAGCAACTGCTGTAAATCAAGCTGCAAATCAAAACAACCCACAGGCTGGTGCTGCCACACAACAGAATAGTACTGTTGGCGGGGCTGCTCCTAGCTCTGGCGGATTGGGGGCATTAGCTGGAGGTAAGGGTGCTGCAACTCCTGGTGGGCCGCAAGTTCCTGATGCTACTAAGTTTATGAAGCAGTCTCAGAACCAAGAAGCATTTGCAGGATTGAAAAAAGGCGGTGTGGTTAAAGCTGGCACTAAAGCGAAAGCTAAAGTCAAAGCTAAAGCACCAGTTAAGAAATCTCCTCCGAAGCCTAAACTAAGCAAGGCTGCTGTACGCGGGGACGGCATTGCCCAGCGCGGCAGAACGAAAGGAAGAATGGTATGACAAGCAAAGATATTTATACTAAAAACAATCAAGCAAAAATTGATGCTTACAAGGCTGCTGGATTAAAGAAAAAAGCAGATCGACATGCTGCATATGATGCTGCACATCCAAAGGCGGAAAAAAAAGCTGCTGCCCCAGTATTTGATAAAGCTGCTTATGAAAAGTCCAAGAAAGAAAAAAGTGACGCTTATAAAGCTGCTGGATTAAAGAAAGAGGCAGATCGACATGCTGCCCAGGAGGCTGCCAAACCTTCTAAGCCACCTGTTCCATCAAGCTCTACAAATATGGATGCAAGTAAAAATTCTGCAACAAGTAGCGCTTTATCTGCCAAACCTAAAAAAACAACTTTAGGCGACAAAGGTAGAGCAAAAGTTGCTTCGTCTGCTGCACCTGCTGCGGCACCTGCTAGTGGTTCAACGACAATGAAAAAAGGTGGTAACGTGAAAAAGATGGCTAAAGGTGGCAAGGTTAAGAAGATGGCTCTTGGTGGTATTGGAGCTGGAATGGCAGGAGCAACTCAAAGCGCAATGCAAGCAGCAGCTAAAAATGGAACTCCACAATCGCCTATGGGTGGCGCTAAGCCAGCAGCAGGCGGCCCTAAAGGTGGTGGCGCTCCAGTATCTAAAGCTCTACAAGCTGGCGGCGGTAAAGGTGGCGCAAAGCCAGGCGCAGGCGGTGGTAAGGGTGGGGCACAACCTAAAGCTCCTCAAAGTGCTACTTCAGGAACAGGTGGCGGTATGGGTGGCGCAATGAAAGCATATCAAGATCAACAAAAGCAGCAAGGCATGGGCAAACCAGCGGCACCATCACCAAGAGGTGGTAAAGGCGGAGCTAAGCCAGGCGGCAAACTTGCAACCATGAAGAAGGGTGGAGCTGTTAAGAAAATGGCTAAAGGCGGTTCAGCATCTAGTCGTGGTGATGGTATTGCTGTTCGCGGCAAGACAAAGGGTAAGGTGTGCTAATGCCAGCCAAATCAGAAAAGCAAGCTAAGTTTATGAGGGCAGTTGCACATTCTCCCTCATTTGCTAAAAAGGTCGGCGTTCCTATGAGTGTCGGTAAAGAGTTTTCAAAAGCAAAGGGTGGCGAAATGAAAGCAGAATCCAAAGCAATGGTTAAGAAAGAAGTTGACTTCATGAAGAAGAAGGGCGCTTCTAAGTCTATGGTTAAGCATGAGCAGGGCGAAATGAAATCCATGAAATATGCTAAAGGTGGCGCTATCAAAACTACAACTATGGGCAAAGTAAAGACTGCTGCTCCTAGCCGTGATGGTGTTGCTACCAAAGGTAAGACAAAAGGTATGATGCCTAAGATGGCTGGCAACAAAGGCATGAAAAAAGGCGGGTACTGCTAATGATCGCCTCTCGTGGTATGGGTGATATCAACCCTTCCAAGATGCCTACAGGCAAGAGAAAGCCACGTAGGGATAACACCGACTTTACTGAATATAAAGACGGTGGTGAGGTGTGGGATAAGAAACGTCCTAAGAAGTTAGGTAAGCCAAAGAAGCTAAGTCCTGCAAAGAAAGCATCTGCAAAGGCTATGGCTAAAGCTGCTGGTAGACCATACCCAAATTTGGTGGATAACATGAGAGCGGCGAGGAAGTAATGCCAGTAACCACATCGACAACCAGTTTTAATCCAACTCTCAATGAGTTAATGGAAGAAGCATTTGAACGCTGCGGCGTTGAGATGCGTACTGGTTATCACTTTAGGACAGCTCGTCGCAGTTTAAATTTCCTAATTACTGAGTGGGCTAATCGCGGGATTAACTTGTGGACAGTAGAGCAAGGGCAGATTCCATTAGAGCAAGGGAAGTACGTCTATGATCTACCTAATGATACCGTGGATTTATTGGAACATGTTATTCGTACTAATCCCGGACAGGTTAATAATCAGACCGACATCAACATCAGCCGGATCAGCGTCTCAACCTACTCAACGATCCCGAACAAACTCGCGCAAGGCAGGCCGATCCAAGTCTGGGTGAATCGTCGTTCAGGTCAAACTACTGATTTAGTTGGAGCTACACCACAGGTTCCACAGATAAACATCTGGCCATCACCTGATCAAGGCACAACATCAGCGCCGTTCTATTACTTTGTTTACTGGCGTTTACGTCGCATAGTTGATGCAGGTACGGGTGCAAATGTAGAAGAGATACCATTCCGTTTCCAGAATGCGCTTGTATGTGGATTGGCTTATAAAATTTCCATGAAACTACCGGAAGTTTTAGGTGATCGTATTGGTATGTTGAAAGATCAATACGATGAGGCATGGCAATTAGCTGCATCAGAAGATAGAGAGAAAGCACCAGACAGATTTGTACCGCGCACCACTTTCTACAGGTGATGTATGTCAAGTAAGTATTCATCTGGTAAACACTCGATTGCGGAATGTGATCGGTGCGGCTTTAGGTACAAGCTGAAAGAATTAAGGAAGTTGACGATCAAGACAAAGAACGTCAACATTAAGGTATGCAGGACATGTTGGGAACCGGATCAGCCGCAGTTATCGCTGGGTTTATATCCAGTTAATGATCCACAAGCAGTGCGTGACCCAAGACCGGATAACAGTTATTACCAGTCTGGTTTTACAGGATTGCAGTTAACGGTAACACCTGGACCATCTGTAGATGCTGATGGATATCCAGCAGGCGGTAGCCGTGTATTCCAGTGGGGTTGGGGTCCGGTTGGTGGAGCAAGTCAATATGATATTGGGCTAACGCCAAATGCGTTGACTTCAACCAATGTAGTACAAAGCGTGTCAGTTACGATTACTTAGGAGTTATCATGGATACAAAACAGGTTAAGAAAATTGCTGATAAAGAAGTGCGCGCACACGAGAAGCGTATGCACAATATGGCAAAAGGCGGCGTAACATCTTTAGCTATGAAAAAGATGGGACGTAACTTAGCTCGTGCTGCTAACCAACGGAGCAAATAATGGCTAAATTTTCTCAGAAAGTAAAAGGCAAGGAAGTGGGTCAAGCTTCTGTTTATGCCGAGCCACACACTATGTCTGGCGGCAAGGTTAGCAATGACGTTAAGAATGTCTCTGGCGCTGAAGCTATGAAAGAAATGAACGTTGGCGTAGGCGTAATTACTAAAGGTAATTACAAACCAACCAAAACTTCTGGCATTAAAACTCGTGGTAATGGTGCAGCTACTAAAGGCACAATGGCTCGTGGTCCAATGGCTTAAAGGTGACTTGTGAACTACGCAGAGTTATTTGATGACATAAAAAGTTACACTCAAAACTACGAAGCAGATTTTGAGTTTACGATCCCTGTCTTTGTTAGGCAGGCGGAAAAGCGCATCTATAACTCTGTGCAGCTTGCTTACCTGCGTAAGAGTCAGCAAGGTACATTGTCAGCAAATAATAGGTTCTTATCTGCGCCATCAGACTTCTTGTCTATGTATTCATTGAGTGTTGTGAATGATGCTGGAGAAGTAGAGTTCTTGTTGAACAAAGATGTGAGTTACTTAAAATCTGCATATCCTACAGTTAATGCTACTGGCTTACCGCAGTACTACGCTTTGTTTGGTCCTACAGTTACGACTGGAACAACCACCAATAACATAAGCTTGGTTCTTGCACCTACGCCAGACAAAGCTTATACGGTAGACATGAATTACTTCTACTATCCTGAGACGATAGTACAAGGCTCTATCTCTGGTCTTGGTCTTATTACTGGT